TGTACCGTTTACCCCCCAACGAACCCCCAAACCGGCGATGTAACTACGATTGCGGGTGATGCCGCCAGATCCTGGCCAGCCCGCCCTCTTCGACGCCGGCCCGGGCCCGGTGAAGCGGGTGCGCCGCTCGTGTGACCTGACGATCAAGGCGCTGCGCGACTCCGGGCGCCTCGAGGCGTGCGATGCCCTGCTGGTCGCCCTATTGCGGACAACCTCGGACCGCTGTGACGAGCTGCGCGGCGCCGATGGGAAGGAGTTCCACGAGGCCCAGGCCCTGCGCCTCGTCGGCGAGCTCGAGGCCCGCCTCCGGTCGCTGGGCGGACCGCAGACTGATGCTTTCGACCAGCTACTGGCAGCGGCTACAGGTCCCGCCCCGCCTGGCCACCCCGCCTAGCGGGGCGCCGACGCTCGGCCCGGCCGTCGACGCCGTCGGGCGGGCCCTGTTCGGCCGGCCCATGCAGGCGTGGCAGTCGGCGGTCAACGCGGTGGCCGGCGAGTTCGACCCGGCGTCAGGCGAGATGACCCACGGCGTGGTCGTGCTTCATGTCCCCCGCCGGGCCGGTAAGTCCGCCATCTGCCTCGCCCAGCTCGCCCGCCGGGTGCTCGGCCAGGACCGCTCCCAATCGTGGTACACCGCCCAGTCCGGCGGTGACGCCGGGCGCACGTTCCGCCGGGAATGGCTGCCGATCCTCAGATCGTCGGGCCTGGCCCGCCACCTGAAAACGTCGCTGCGTGCCGGCGGCGAGTCCTTCGAGCTGGTCGCACGGTCGTCCTCGGCGACGTGTTTCCCGCCGATCGAGTCCGCCCTGCACGGCACGAACGTCGACCTGGCCATCGTCGACGAGGCCTGGAGCTTCGGCGGTGACGAGGGACGCGGCATCGAGATGGCCGTCTTCCCGGCGCAGCTCACCCGACCCGGGGCGCAGACCTGGATCGTCTCGGCCGGCGGGACGCTGGCGTCGGTCTGGTTCGACGGCTGGCTTGAGCGGGCCGAAACTGCGCTGGAGAGTGGCAAGCAGGGGATCGCACTTTTCGAGTGGGGCGCCGACAACACCGCCCCCGACTATGACCCGGCCCGCCCGGCCACCTGGTGGACGGCCCACCCGGCGTTGGGGGACACGATCACCGAGGCCGCCATCGCCGCCGAGTACGGCCGCGAGGACCTCGCCGCCTTCGAGCGGTCGATCCTCAACGTGTGGCCGAGGCCCCGCCAGCTCGGGACGGCCATCGAGCTGGACGCCTGGGCCAGCCTCGCCGATCTCGACACCCCGTCCACCCCCGTCGCGTTGGCCTTCGACGTGTCCTCCGACCGGGCCAACGCCGCCCTGGTCGAGGCCGGCCGCACCCCGGCGGGACTGACGTGCGTGGCCGTGTTGGCCTACCGGCGGGGCGCGGCCTGGCTGGAGGAGGATATCCGGGCCTGGCGGCGGGCCCACCCGTTCGGCGTGATCGTCGCCGACAGCCTCGCCGCCGGTACCGTCGCCGACCGCCTCGAGCTGGCCGGGGTAGATGTGCTGCGGACGGGGGCGGCGCAAATGGGCCGGGCCTGCGCCGACCTCGTCGACCAGGTCGCCGGCCGCACCATCGCCCACCGGGCCCAGGCGGTCCTCGACGACACGCTCGCCTCGGCCGGCCGACGGATCCTCGGCGACGGCTGGGCCTGGTCCCGGAGGACCTCCGACACCGACATCAGCCCGCTGGTGGCCGCCACCCTGGCCGCCTGGGCGGCCCGCACCCACCCGATCCCGCCCGCCCCGTTCGTCAGCGTGGCCCGCTGACCTCCTAGTTACATCGTTTGTTGATATCTCGTGCAGTCTCGGCCATAATCCGGGCGTGTTCGGTTCGCGCTCCCGGCGGTTGGATGCCCGGGTCGCGGAGCTGGAGGCCGCGGCCGGTCCGCTGTCGGGGAAGTCGCCGGCGCCGGCCGTGGCCGCGAACGGGGGCGGCGACCCGTGGCAGTGGATCTACCAGTCGTCGGTGTCGCGCTCCCAGGCCATGGCCGTCCCTACCCTGGCGTACATTCGCGCCCAGCTGGTCGGCGGCGTGTCGGCCATGCCGCTGGAGCGGTACCGGCGGGACCCGGCTGGCGGTGAGCCGACGAAACTCGATCCGGGCTGGTGCATGGACCCGGACCCGGCCGCGTCGATCTCGTCGTCGTTGTTCTGGGGTTGGGTTATCGACGACCTGTTCTTCACTGGCAAGGCGACCCTGGTGGTGCTTGCCAGGGACAGCACCGGGTTCCCGGCCGCGTTCCGGCGGGTGCTGCCCGGCCAGATCCAGTACATGCCCGAGGTGCTGGCGTGGGGGACGTTCACGGGCCTACCGCCGGTGTTCTACATGGGCGCCGAGATCCCGCCCGAGGACATCGTCGCCATCGAGGGGCCGCACGAGGGGATCTGCACCTACGGGGCGCAGGTGATCCAGGCCGCCCTCGATCTGGAGACGGGGTCGGCGACGGCCGCGTCGGAGCCGCTGCCGAATATTGATCTGCACCAGACCGGCGGCGAGCCGCTCTCCCAGGAGGCGGCCGGCGAGCTGGTCGCCTCCTGGAAGGCCGCCCGCGCGTTGGGCGCCACCGCCTACACGCCGCAGAACCTCGAGGCCCGCACCCTCGGCTGGTCGGCCATGGATCAACAGATGGTCGAGGCCCGCCAGTACATGGCCACCCAATTGGCCCGCATGGCCGGCGTCAACCCGGTGCTGGTGTCGGCGGCGATGGGCTCCTCGTCGAGCTACGTGTACACGAACCAGGCCGACTACAGACAGGCGTTCCTCGACGACGTCCTCGACACCTACCTGCAGGCCATCGAAGGCCGCCTGTCCGCCAACGACGTCTCGCCGCGCGGCCAGTACTTCGAGTTCGACCGCGACGAGTTCACCCGACTCCCGCTCCTCGAGCGGGTCCAGGTCATGGTCGCCGCGTTGAAGGGCGGCGACCCGCCCGCCCTGGTCAACGGCCTGGCCAAGATCCTCGACCTCGACTTCTCGATCCCCGAGGAGGACGTCACCCCGCCCCCGCCCGCCCCGCCGCCGGTGCCGGCACCCGCCCCGCCGACACCGGCGGCCCTCACGCCAGGAGCACCCTGATGGAGATCCGCTTCGACGCCCCGCCCGCCCGGGTCGCGGCCGACAAGGCCCGCCGCACCATCAGCGGCATGGTGGTCCCGTGGGGCGCCTACGCCACGGTGTCGACCGGCCAGACCGTCGCTTTCGCCCGCGGCTCGCTCAGCCTGTCGGACCGCTCGAAACTGGTACTCGATCACGACCCGTCCCAGCCCGTCGCCGTCTACCAGTCGTCAAGCGACACCGCCGAGGGGCTCGAGGCCACCTGGCGGGTCCCGGCCGGCGACCGAGGCGACAGGATCCTCGCAGAGGCCGCTGACGGCCTCAGGGACGGCCTGTCCGTCGCCGCTGATGTAACTGCCTCGGATGACCGCGACGAGGGCACCTGGGTCATCTCAGCGCGCGGCCGTCACGTCGCCCTCCTGTCCGAGCCGGCCTTCGACAACGCCCGCGTCACCGCCGTAGCCGCTTCCCAACCCCAACCCACCGTAGGAGAACCAGTGACCGTCACCGAGCCCACCACCGCCCCGGCCGTCGAGGCGGCCCCTGTCCCGGCGGTGATCGCCGCGGCCGAGCCGGTGACGTTGACCGCGGCCGGCGCCGCCTCCTCAGTCCAGCACGCGGCGCCGGCCCGGGTCCAGGATCCGTACCCCTACGCCCAGCCGCTCGAGCTGGGCGGGCCGTCGTTTGTGCGCGACGCCTGGGCGGCGATGGAGAACCCCGGATCGGACGGCGCCGACCGCTGGCGGCGGGCCGCGGCGATGGCATCGGACCCGATGATGGTCCGGGCCGGCATGGCCCGCTTCGGGCGGACCCTGGCCAGCTCGCCGGGCGCGGAGATCCTGGCCGCCACCGGGACGACGGTGACCGAGACGGGCCTGGTCCCGAACAAGTGGCTGCCCGAACGGTATGTGACCTTGCGGGGCGCCAAGGCGCCGCTGTGGACGGCGCTGACGAAGTACGGCACCCCGGATTTCGCCACCCTCGAGGTACCCCGCACCGCCACCGAGACCGGCCTGTCCGGCGAGTCCGTCGACGAAGTCACCCCGGTCACCCCCGGCACCATCACGGTCACGAACGACACCGTCACGATCAACGAGATCGAAGGCTCGTACCTGTTCTCCCGGAAACTGCTGATGGGATCAAACCCGCAGATAGACCGGATCGCCCTCGACGCCCTGGAGCGGGCCTGGCTGGCGAACGTCGAAACCGAGGCCGTCACCTATTTCGTGGGCGGCGCCAACGTCCACACCGCCGTCGCCGGCAACTACACGGACGGGCCCGGCTATATCGCCGCCCTCCGAGGACAGTTCGCGGCGCTGGCCGCCGCCACCCTCTACCAGGCCACCGATGTCATCCCCGCCGGCAAGGAGTACGTTGCCGCCGCCGAATCGAACGACACCACCGGCCGGGCCTTGCTCCCCTACGGCCCGCAAGTCAACAGTTCGGGCCAAAGCTCGGCCGGCTACGCCTCGGCGGCGGTGCAAGGGGTACCGTTGTGGCCCGGCCCGTACATGACCGCCAATCACACTCTGATCCTCGACCAGAGCCTTAACGCCGCGGTGGCGTTCGCCACCCCGGTCATGGATTTCCGGCTGGAGTGGACGACCGACGTGGCGACGGGCGGGAACGTGAAGGTCCTAAAGCTCGTCAAGTATTCCGGCGTGGGATTCTGGTCCCAGTACCCGGGTGGCGTAGTGCTGATGACCAACGGCACGCCCCTCGCCCTCGACGCCGGCGCCCAGGGCGCCCTCGACGCCGCCCGAGACCGCACCGACGCCGAACACCCCGACGCCGAGCGCGAGCCCGCCCGGGCCCGCAAGTAAATGGCCTGGCCGGCAGACGCCGACCTGGCCGACCGGCTCGGCTTATCAACCGGAGATGACGCCTCGCGCGTTACCGCCGCCAACGCCGCCGCCACCGCCGACGCCATCGCGGTCCTGGCCGGCACCAGTGTCGACCCGGTCGTCGGCCCGGATGACGCCGGCCAGATCGAGGCCGTGCTCCTGCTCGGCCAGTGGTGGTATGAGAACCGCAACCGCCCCGAAGGCCTCGACTCGCTCAACCCGATGGCCTCGCCGTATTACCGGCGGGTGGCGATCGGGATCCTGCAGCGCGGCCAGCTCCCGGTGGCGTGAGTTTCGTCGCCGCCTACGCCGACGTGGTCGCCGTCCTCGAGGCGGCCGGCGTGCGCGTCGCCCAGCGCGACGGCGATATCACCCCGCCGGTGGTGTATATCGGCCGGGGGACCCTCACCGACGCCGGCGCCCCGCTGGCCGGCGGGCGGATCCTCGGCGCCTACCTGTACTTCATCCCGGTCCGCGGGGTCGACAACATGGCCGGCGACCTCGAAACCCTCGACGTGATCTATGACGCCTTGTCGCCTATCGCCTGGGCCCCGCTGAACGCCACCTGGTCGTCGGTGACGGTCAAGTCGGACACCTGGCCGTGCTGGCGTATCGACATGTCCGCCGCTTCTGTAACCACCGCCGCCCTGAAAGGCTGATCGATGCCCACGACCGTTAACAAGCTGATCGGCACCCTGAAACTCGGTGACACTTCCACCGGGGTGGCCATGGAGGCCCAGGTGACCCAGGTCGGCCTCCCCCAGACCGTCACCCGCGACTCGCCGGTGGTGGTGCTCACCGGGGATCTGATCCAGGCCCAGGCCATCTACTCGAATTCGGTGCAGGGAACCCTGTTGATCGATTGGTCCGACCCGGACGGCGTCGTCTATTTCGTCCAGTCGAACAAGGGCCAGCAGATGCCGTTCACGTTCCTGCCTATCGGGGTGAGCGGGCCCACCTACACCGGCACCCTCATCAATGACGGCCTCGACTTTCAGGAGATCGCGGCCGGGTCGAACGCGGTCGCCAAGTTCACCTGGCCGATACAAGGCCAGATGACCATGACCGCCCCGACCGCCGCCGACGACGCCGATGGCTGACGGGCTCACCGTCGAGGCCACCAACGGCCCGGCCTTTCAGGCCTGCCTCGAGGAGATCCGCCGGGACGTGGCCGAACCGAAAGAGGCTCTCGCCGCGGCCGGCGCCGAGCTCGTCGCCGAGGCCACCGCGAACGCCCCCCGCCGTACCGGCCGCCTGGCCGGCTCGCACCGGCTGCTACCGCTGACCGGCAAGAGTGTGCGGGTCACGAACGCCGCCCCCTACGCCGCGGTCATCCACTGGGGCTGGCCCGCACATGGCATCAAACGCCAGCCGTGGCTGGTCGCCACCTGGCTGCGCTCCACCCGGCCCATGGTCAAGGCGACCGAGGCCGTACAGGCCACCATCGACAAGGCGTCGGCGAGGACAAAATAAATGCCGGTCCACTTGATGCACCTGATCGCCTACCGCGACGACGGCCAAGAGTTCGAGATCCACGCCGACCAGCGCGACATGCGCCGCGCCTTCATCGCCCTCGGCATACAGGACCCGGAGCTCGATGTCCTCGGCTTCCCGCGGGCGTGCGCCTGGGCGTACCTGTCGCGCGTCGGCGAGATCGACGGTATGGGCTGGAAGACGTTCGACGCCGAGACCGTCGAGGTCTCCCCGGCCGACGAGGACGACCCCACGACCGTGGTGGACCCTACCGGGCCGGCCCCGGCCGGCTGATCGCGGTGCTGGCCGTGCACACCGGGATCGCCCCGTCGGTCCTGTGGGAGCAGGACCCGGCCGATCTCGCCACCCTCGTCGACGTCCTCGAGCAGCTCCATGGCTAAGGCCGCCGTCCTCGACATTGTCATTGAGGCCACCGCCGACAAGGCCACCGAGGCGTTCGACAAGGTCAAAGAGAAAAGCTCGGGTTCCTATACGGCGTTGAAGGTGGGCGCCGTCGCCGCGGCGGGGGCGGTGATCGCCGGGCTGGGCGAGGCGACCGCCGCCGCCGCCGAGCACGAGGTCGGCGTGGCCAAACTGGAGCAGGCCTACAAAAACGCCGGGATATCCACCGACGACATGAAAGGGTCCCTCGAGGAGATCGACAAGTCGTCGAGGAAAACCGGCCAGTCGACCGAGGACAACATCGCCGCCTACACGAAACTGGTCACGGTAACCAAGGACACCACCAAGGCGCACGACATGCTGGCGACCGCCCAGGATCTCGCCGCCTACAAAGGGATATCGGTCGCGGACGCCGCTACCGCCATGATCCAGGCGAACGCCGGGAACACCCGGGCGTTGAAAGAGATGGGGATCGCCACCACCGACGCCTCCGGTAAGGCGCTGTCCCACACCGCCATAATGGAGAAACTCACCGCGGCGGTCCACGGCCAGGCCGCCGCCTACGGCCAGACCGCCACCGGCGAGATGGCCAGATATAAAGAATCGCTCGACCAAACGAAAGTAGCTATCGGCGAGGCGTTGCTCCCGGCGTTGAAAAGCCTGCTGAACATGCTCCAACCCATATTCACGTGGCTGTCGAACAATCAGGCCATCATCTCGAAGTTGACGCCGATTATCGCCGTGCTGGCCGGCGGGGTGCTCGCCGTGGTGGCGGCCATGCGCGTCTGGGCGGTCGTGCAGGGCGTGTTGAACGCGGTGATGTCCGCCAACCCGATCGGTATCGTGATCGTGGCTATCGCCGCCCTGGCCGCCGGCGTCGTCTACGCCTACACCCATTTCAGGCCGTTCCGTGACGCCATCAACGACGTGTGGGAGGCCGTCAAAACGCTGGGCTCGTGGATACTGGCCCATTGGACGCTGATCATCGGCGCCATGCTCGGCCCGATCGGTTTCCTGGTCCTGAACTTTCGGACCGTGCTCGCCGTGATCAACGACGTGATAAACGCCCTCGAGCAGATCGGCCAGAAAGTGTCATCGGCGCTGGGCTGGCTCGGCAAGATCCCGCACGGTATCGGCGGGATCGTGTCGTCGATCAATCCGTTCTCGGCGCCGGCCGGCTCGGCCGGTGCGACGACGATGGTGTTTCAGATCACGGCCACGCCCGGGGCCGACCTGCCCGAGACCGTCTACCAGGCGTTGCGGGACTATCAGCGCCGCCACGTCCGGCCCGAGCTCGCCCCGCTGTTCCGGTAGATGACCCAGTTCTTCTGGGATTCCGGCACGTGGGACGCCGCCGAGTGGGCGGGCACGCCGCCCGGCGAAGGCGGGTGGGGTGACGACTGGTCCTGGTGGTATCAGGTGAAAAACTACACGCCCGCCTACAATCTGAACCCGTACCTGGTGGAGGCCCGCTGGACGACCGACGGCCACTCGCTCGGCGACGGCACCTTCCGCGGTGACATCCAGCCCGGCACGCTGACGGCCCGTTTCTGGGATCCGAAACGGCATCTGGTGTTGGACAAGACGGGTGCGGTGTGGGCGTTCTACCAGCCGACCGGGGCGTGCTGGTGCTGGTTTTATGACACGTTCTCGCGCGGCCTGTTCGCTCCGGGCGACCCGTCCGCCGCCGATTGCGTGTTCGTCGGCACGTCGTGGCCGTCCCGTCTGACCGCGCCCACCCTGTACTCGAACTACCCGGCCCAGTCCGTGTCGGCCCGCCTGAACGCGGTGGTCGCCTCGTGGACCGCCGCCAGCCCTGGTTTCGTGCTCCCGGCCGTGACCGGCAATATCGCCTCCCAGAACCAGACGGTCCTCGCCGCGCCGATCGACTCGAGCGGCTACTACCCGCCATTCCTGCAAACCGTCCGCGATGCCGCCGCCCCGGGCGCGGCCTGGCTGTCCGCCGCGCCCGTGAACGTCGGCGACGCCAGCGCCGGCGGCCGCCTGGTCTTGAACTACGCCCGCTGGGAGACCAACGTGCAGCGAACCCTGGACCGCTCCCAGATCGTGGCCGGCCCGCCCACGACGGCCTCGACGGACTGGATGATCACTGTCATCAACTGGGCGGCCACCAACGGGTCGACTGGCGTGCAGACCAAGGATCAGATCCAGTCGTCGTCGACCGCCCTGTGGGGGCTGCAGGGCCCGGGCGCCCTGCGCCTGTGGGGTGATGTCACCTACCCGGGCGGCACCGAATGCTCGGCCGCGGAGGCGACCGCCCGCCAGTTGATCAACGACCGGGCCAACGCCTCCGAGCAGCAGCTGTCGTCGATCTCGCTCCAGTCGGGCACCCGCTGGACGGCGGCGGGGAAACCGTCGAGCGCCGACTGGGATCCGTACGCCCACACCTTCAGCCCGACTGACGTGGCCGCCATCGTCGACGACGGCGGCACCACCCGCTACTACCGGGTCCAGAAATCCGATCACCGTCTGACCTCGAACGTCTGGCAGACGACGCACTACCTGGAGAAGTACACCGCCCCGACCCCGCTACCCGCCTGAGGACCTCATGACTGCTACCGACCTTGATCTCGACGCCCTGCTCGACGCGTTGGCGGCGCGGGCCCGGGCCCGGGCCGAAACCAAACCGATCTATAACCAGGACGGCGTCGATATCGGCCTGCGGGCCTCGACCGGGCGGCTGGTCGTGCACCCCGGGGATGTGATCGCCAGCGTGTGGGGGAACACCACCTACGATCAGACCGTCCAGGTGTACGACACTGCTGCGGCGCGCGACAGCCAGTGGCCGACCCCGAAAGACGGCGCCGTGTGTTACACGGTCGACACCGGGACGCTATGGCTGCGCCGGGCCGGCGCCTGGGTGGCGATCGGCGCCCGCTACGGGGCCCGCTACACCGCCGGGAATGTCACGTCGCCGGCGACCGCCAATACCGCCCAGCAGATCCCGCTCGGGACGATGGTTTACGACCAGGCCAGCGCGGTGAGCGGCAACGTGTACCACTGCCCGGCCGCGGGCCGCTACCTGGTGCGCGGCTCGATATCGGGAGCGGCGGTGCCGGTGTCCGCGTCGGTGCTCTGCTACCTGCGCCGCAACGGCGCCAACGATGCGATCGTGCAGGTGTTCAACCCCGTGGCCGGCCAGACCGTCATGATCCAGTCGGTGACGGTGATCATGTGCGCGGCGGGCGACACCCTCGACCTGGCCTGGCAGACCTCGGCCACCAGCATCGGCCTGCGGGCCAACGCCACCGAATCGTTTTTCGTCGTCGAATATCTCGGCCCGTCCTAAGGAGAACCTTTGTCTTATCAGGCCCAAGCCCAGTTGAGCGCGGACGGCGCCTTTATCGGCCGCTCCCAGTCGGCCGCCTCCCAGCAGGCCGCTACCTACATCAACGATGCTCGCCCCGATTTCGTGGCCGTCGCCCAGGCGGTGCTGCGCGGCGACACCGACCTGCTGGCCGCGTTCACCCGACTCGACGCCGCCGGGCCCGGTATCGCCGAGAAGGTCGACAACGGTGACGGCACCATCGACCAATCGAAGGTCACCGACGACGACCTGCTGTCACTCACCCAGGCCAACTGGCAGGTCATCGCCGGCCTCTACTTCGACGAGGAAGGAACTCCGATCAATGTCTGACGAGCAGCCCGAGATCGACTGGCCGCCACCGCAGCCCGACCCCGAGACCGAGCCGGGCGAGGATCCCGAGACTCACTTACTGCCCAACCTGGACCGGATCCGCGGGATGGATCTCGACGACCTGCGCCAGCTCGTCGAGGCCGTGCGCGACTGGGAGGGACCGCTGGTCGTCGAGTTCCGGTCGCGGGCCGCGGCCCGCCTGGCCGAGCCATGACCCTCAAACGGGTGGCCATCCCGTCGCCGAACTACTCGTCGCGCGGCGGCTCGGCGGTGAGCACGATCGTGCTGCACACCGCCGAGGGTGCTACCACCTACCAGTCACTGGGCAGCTTCTTCGCCAACCCCTCGAGCGGCGTGTCCTCGCACGTCGGTATCGATGACACGGCCAACACGGTCGGCGAGTACGTGCGCCGCGACTACAAGGCCTGGACGGCCGCCAGCGCCAACCCGTGGGCCTGCCAGGCCGAGTTGTGCGCCTTCGCCGCCTGGGACAGCGCCGAGTGGAACAGGCACCCCAACATGTTGGCCAATACCGCGGCGTGGATTGCCGAGGAGGCCGCCTACTTCGGGATCCCGATCATCGCCCTGTCCGACGCCCAGGCCCAGGATCCCGGGACGCGCGGCGTCTGCCAGCACATCAACCTCGGGAGCATGGGCGGCGGTCACGTTGACTGCGACTACGGGACCGGCAACTTCCCGTTCGGCAAGGTGCTCGACATGGCCAAGGGCGGCGCCGCCGGCCCGCCGCCGACCCCACCACCCGCCCAGTTTTTCGGTAACGGCGCCCAGGAGGACACCGACATGGCTATCTGCTCGCATCCCAACGGGAAACGGATCGACATGGTCACCGTCGCCCCGAACGGCTCGGTGGATCACTACTGGACCGATAACGACGGTGACCTGGGAAAAATGCACAAGGAGAACCTGGGCGGCGGGGCGAAAACAGTTTCGTGCTGCTGGCTCGACGACGGCCGCTTCCGGGTCGTCTGCCACGGCACCAACGACACCGTCTACCAGATCCTTTCCAACGACAACCGCTGGACGGGGTGGGCGCCGATCCCGAACACCGCCGTCGCCCCCTGATCCGATGGCCGGCGCCGACCCCGACCAACTGGTCGGCTGGTCGCGCGTCGCTTCCTACTGCCTGGGCGCCGCGGTCATCGTCGACGCCCTCGTCACCCACGCTTCGGCCGTGCAGTGGGTCGCCGGCCTGGTCCTGGTCGGGATCATCCCGCCCGAGGCCGTCATCGCCCGCCTGATCCGCGGCCACCGCTCTGAGTGACCGGGACCGCCGGGCGGTCATGCTCGCCGTGTACCTGGCCATCGTCGCCGGCTGCTTCGCCCTCGGCGAGCTCGTCTGGCTGCTCGTCCGCCTGTTCACCGGCTAGACCGCCAGGGCGGCCACCGCGGCGTAGGCGCCATCCCGGTCGAACGCCGCGTAGATCTGGGTGGTGGTCACCGACGAGTGACCCATCAGTGACGCCACCAGCAGCAGATCGTGTCTCGATGTCCGGTAGGTCTGGGTCCCGAACCAGTGGCGCAACTGGTGGGCGGTAGCGGAGATCCCGAGGCCGTGCAGGTACTGGTTCGCCCGGTGCGACACCTCCCAGGCGGCCAGCGGCCGCCCATCGGCCCGGCGCAGGACCGGCCCGGTCCGGGGGATGCCGTGGCGCTCGAGGGCGGCGGCCAACTCCGGGTGCAACGGGACCAGGCGAGTCTTGCCGCCTTTACCCTGAACCGAGATCAGCGGTTGCGGCCCGGCCCGCAGATCGTGGCGGCCCATCCGGGCGATCTCACAGCAGCGCATCCCGGCGTAGGCGGCGGCGGCCAGGATCACCGCGGTGACCGGGTCGGCCGCCTCGAGGGCCTGGCGCAACTCGGCGCCGTCGATGGGTCGGGGCTGGCCGGGCGCGAACTTCGGGCGCTGGATATCGATGGTCGGATCGACGCTGGCCCAGCCGGCCCGGATGGCCCAGGCGTAGAACGTGTGCAAGTGGGACACGTAGGCGTAGCGGCTCTTCGGGTTGATGGCCCGCCCGTCGAGAAACACCTGGATCCGTTCGCTGTCCGCCTCGAGCAGCCCGACCGGCTCCAGCCAGGCCGCGAAGTGGGCTAGCAGCTGCCGTCGCTTGGCGATCGACCCGGCGGCCAGGCCCTGCCGTTGCATCTCGAGGCGGTGCAGGCGGATCAGTTCGCCGCTGGCGCCGGCCGCTAGATTGATCATGATCCGATTGCCTCCTTGACAGGCGAACGGTCGGGGCCCGGGGGTTGTCCGCTCCCGGGCTCGCCCGAAGACTAGGCCGCGATCGCCTCCACGCTCCCAGAGCATCTATTTCTGACGGCGACCCTTCCCAGCCGGTCGAGCCCCCGCAGGTCTATGGCCGGCGGTATGTCTGCCTCGGTTAGATCGAAGTCGTCGAGCTCGAAGCCGTAGAGCAGGACCAGTAGCGCGGCCCGGCCCCGATCCTTCCGGAACGTCGGCGCCTCCTGGCGTCGCTCCAGGCGACTCACGCCCGCCTTCGATATGTGCGGGAGAAGAACTATCTCGATCTGTCGCATGGTGAGGCCGGCCTCGTCGCGGGCCCGTTTCATGCGGATCCCCCACGGCTCGGCCCCCAACCTGCGGCGTGCTATCTGTGCCATGCCAGGAATGATAGTGAGGCGATGCTTGCCACGCAACTAGCAGCGTGTTAGAAACTGAGACATGTCTCAGATAGGTGATCGAGTCAGAGCGCTCCGAGAGCAACGGTGCGAAACCCAGGAGACCGTCGCCCGCCGGGCCGGCATGTCCCTGTCCACTTACCAGCGCGTCGAGCTCGGCTACCACAACCCGCAGATACGCACCCTCGAGCGCGTCGCCGCCGGCCTCAAAGTCAAACCCGCCGACCTGCTCGCCGAGGACGACACCGCCGCATGACCACCGGGCGCCTGCCCATCGGTCGCAAGGTCGTCGACCTCGCCGGCGAGCCGCGCCCCTACCTGACCTCGACCGAGCGCGCCGAGCTCGTCCGCTCCTGCCCAGCGCCGTACGACCGCATGCTCGACGCCATCCTCGGCCTGGCTGGCCGCACCGGCCGCCTGTTCGCCGGCCGTGACCGCCTCGAGGCCGAGACGAAACTGTCCTGGGCGACCATCAAACGTCACCGGGCGTGGCTCGTCGAGGCCGGCTACCTGATCCCGCAAGGCGGTGGCCACAAGGGCGCCAACGCGCGCTACCTGATCGCCAAGCCGCGCGATCGCGCGATCCCGACCGCGCCGCCGGCCTGGGAGCACATCGCCGACCCTGACCTACGGGCCGACGCCCTCGAGTTGTTCCCATGAGCCCGCCAAAGGGGCTCAATAGGGGCTCAAAATGAGCCCCTATCCACGCTCCAAAGGGGCTCAAAATGAGCCCCTGAGCTTTAAGAGAGCTTCTGACGTAGTTAGAGAAGCTCTCTCTACTTGCACGCGCGGGGGCTTGTGGTGACGAAACCTCGTGAGTCCGAGGCCGGATTCCAGGGCTGGGTCGTCGACCTGGCCACGCTCAACGGCTGGCGCGTCTACCACACGCTGTTCTCGAAAGGCTCCGAGGCCGGCTGGCCTGACCTGTCCCTGGTCCGCTCACCGCGGTTCATCGTGGCCGAGGTGAAAGCCGAGGACGGCAGGGTGACGCGCGATCAGTGGGGCCGGCTCGACGCGCTCTCTGCCTGCGGCATCGAAACATATGTCTGGCGGCCATCCGACCGCCCGACCATCGAACGACTACTAGGCAAGGGAGGCACCTGATGTTGCAATGGGATCGCGAACAACGTTGCCTGTACTGGACGCCTGACAGCCTCTGGCGTCGCCTGATCCTCTGGATCACCCGTGGCTGACATGCCACCTAACGCCGATACGGGGGGACGTTATTGCCCTGGTTGTGGTGAGCCGCTGCCGCGGGGTGAAGCACTCCCACCAGGGCACGAGAACCACCTGCCCCGCAACGTCGAATACGAGGAGGGGGGCGAGTGGCTACGGCAACTAGGCCGTCGCAAAGCTTGGCAGGAAGGCGAGATCATCGACCCGCCCGATAACAGCAAACCTGCGTCGACCGAGATCAACTCTTGGCCCGGGATGGAACGATGACCCAGAACGCCGACTATGGGGGATACCTCGTCGACCTCTACTGCGGCGCCGGCGGCGCCACGAAGGGCTACCAGGAGGCCGGTTACTACGTCGTCGGAGTGGATATCGAACCGCAGCCGAGCTACTGCGGTGACGAGTTCCACCAGGCCGACGCCATGAGCTTCGACCTCGGCGGCTTCGATGTCATCCACGCCGGGCCACCATGCCAGCGGTACGCCCGCGTCACGCGCTGGCGCGGCCGGGCTGAGGATCACCCGGACCTGCTCGGCCCGACCATCGAGCGGCTAAAAGCCCAGTCCACGCCGTGGATTGTCGAGAACGTACCGGAGGCGATCCCGCGTCCCGACCTGATCCTGTGCGGCTCATCGTTCGGGCTGGCCGTGCGCCGGCACCGCCACTTTCTGACCTCATGGCCGTCGTTCGGGCTGATGGCGCCTTGCTCACATGGCGACCTGCTTCCGTTCATGCACAAGGCCGAGCGGGCCTACGCCGACGCCCTCGGCTGTGAGTGGATGAACAAGTACGAGGCCCGCCAGGCCATCCCACCCGCCTATACGAAGTGGATCGGCACGGCCCTTATGAACCTGTCCCCTAACGGCAGTTCTGGGTCAGGCCCGAAAGGCGGCTGATGATCGAGACGCCAGGAGCGCTCGTGCCAGACTGTTACCCGTGGGTAACAACCCCGGACAGTTGCGCCTCGAGCTGGGCGACGACAAGCACGCCCGATCCCGTCAGGGCCACGGATCGAGGGCTTGCTACATCAGCGGATGCCGCCACCCCGACTGCCTCCAGGCCAACACCAACTACATGCGCCAGTGGCGAGCCCACCACCCCGGCTACGCCCTCAACAAGCGCATCGCCGACCGGCTCCGCAGACCGTGACCCCTGACGCCGATACTGGGGGACGTTATGTGTGGCTCGTCAAGCGGTGCATGCCTCGTCTGGGAAGTGTCAGCCACGCTTGGGTGACTGCCGAGTGGCGCAACGTTCTAGCCGATAATCAGTGGTGGACGATGTTCTCCACCAACGCTGAGGCCGAGTCCTATGCGGAGTGGCTTCGGTGGGTATCACTGTCCCCTAACGGCAGTTTGATGGCACCCCCGTCCGGTGATTGATGGCCCCCCGTAGTTCCAAGGTGGGCACCAGGATCAAGTACCGGGACCCGTCCTACCGTAGGGCCCGGTCTGCGTGGGCTACCCGGGTGGCGAGCGGGGGGGTGGCCTGCCATCTGTGCGGCCAGCCGATCGTCGGCGCCTTCGACCTGGACCACGTACGGGGTGGTGGTAGGGGGGGGGCCACCCTGCACCCTGCTCATCAGTCGTGCAACAGATCTGAAGGCGGCGCGTGGCGCGGGAAGAGACGGCTGGCCTGGGGCTCGAGCGGTTGAGCGGGAACGCGATCGGGTTTCTTGTCGGGGAAGTCGAAGGGAG